ACCGTGCGGTACGACGTGGTCAACAAGACTACGGCCGAGGCGATCACGTCCGGGACAGTGACGGCCTATCTGCGCTGCATCGACGGCGACAACGCCGGCAAGTGGTGGGACGCCACGGCAGAAGGCTGGTCCGAGACCGAGGCGTCGGCTGGGGACATGACCTACCGGGGCGGTTCGTCGTGGTCGGTCGAGATTGCGGCGGCGGCGTGGCTGCCGGGCGTGAGCTATGACCTGTACGGCAAGGAGTCCGGCGGCCTCAATCTGCTCTACACGGAGTACGTGTTCACGTGGTCGGCTCCGACGACGGGCGAGGGCGGCTCGGGCTGGACCTACACGGTGACCGACTCTGGGACTGGTCTGCCGATTGCGAACGTGGCGGTGTGGGCCACAACGGACGCGGCGGGCGTGAACATCGTGGCCTATGACACGACGAACGAGAGCGGGCAGGTGACGTTCTACCTTTCGGCGGGCACGTACTACATCTGGCGACAGAAGGCTGGGTACACGTTCGATGATCCCGATCAGGAGGTCGTAAGCTGATGGCTGGCAGCGGAACAGGCACACCGATTTCGGTAGTCTCTTTGTTCGTAGTCGAGACCGGTTCTGGTCTAAGCACGGCCAACAGCTACCTGTCGGTGGCGGACGCCGACACGTACCACAGCAATGTCACGCGGTCGAGTGACTGGTCGGCGGCGACGGCGGCGGTCAAGCAGAACGCCCTGATTGTGGCGACGCAGTACCTGGATGTCCGGTACCAGGGCAGGTGGCGCGGCTACAGGAACAGTTCGGCACAGGCATTGGCGTGGCCCCGGTGCTCGGTGGAGGACGACGATGGGTACTTGCTCGATTCCGCGTCGCTGCCCCAAAGACTCAAAGATGCTTGTGCGGAGATGGCCCTGCGTGTGGTGCTTGGAGACGACCTGCTCGGTACGGTCACGGAGACGGGCGAGGTGGTTTCGGAGTCGGTCACGGTCGGGCCGATCTCGGAGAGCAAGAGCTACGCGGGCGGCAAGCCTTATGGCTACGAGTATCCCAAGCTCGATGCGCTGGTTCGTGGGTTGATCGCGGCTGGCAACACGGTCATTCGAGGTTGATATGGCGATCACGGCGGCCAAGACTCTTGCGTTGCTGACCAAGTACGGCGCGGATGCGGTGTTCAAGGAGTACGCCACGTCGAGCTATGACCCGACGACGGGCAAGCGGACGATGGGGACGGCGGCGCAGCACACGGTCAAGGCGGTGGAAGAGCATCGCAAGGACCAGGTGCCCGGCTGGGCGGATGCTTTGTTGTACGTGTCGCCGTCTGGTTTGGAGTTCACGCCGGCCGTGCAGATGGAAGTGGTGTACGCCTCGAAGACGTGGACGGTGGTGTCGGTTGAGGCGGTGGCGTATGCAGGTGACGTGGTGCTTTACAAGCTGGCGGTGAAGGCGGTGGCGTAGTGGATGTGAATCACTTCAACCTGTCCTTGAGGACCTTCGCGGCCGTGGAGGTCCCGAAGAAGATCCGGCAGATCCACCAGAAGGTGGCGCTGGAGGCCCTGAAGAGTCTGGTGATGAAGACCCGCGTCAGGACCGGGCGGGCGCGGGGCAACTGGCAGGTGGAGAACAACCACCGCCCGGAAACCGCCACGATGGACACGGACCCGGACGGCTCGGGGACGATCCAGAAGGGCTCCGGTGTGATAGCCGAAGCCCAGCCGTTCAGTGTGACCTATATCACCAACAACGTCGTCTACATCGTGTTCCTGGAGGATGGACGAGGCACGTTTGCCGGCGACCACATGATGGCCCGCACCATCGAAGAAGCCAAGAGGATGTTCCGGTGACGTACGCGGAGATTCACAACGCGATTCGCAGTCGGTTCCAGACCCTGATTGAGGATGGGCAGGGCCTGCCGACGTTGTACGCCAACGATGGCCAGACGGCTCCGCAGGACAATTCAATGTGGTGCCGGTTCTACATCCACGATTCGGCGGGCCAGCGATTGACGGTGGGGGTGAAGAACTACCGCCGGTCGGGCGTCGCGGTGGCGCAGTTGTTTGGGCCGGCGGGACATGGGGATGGGGAGTTGATCGAAATGGCCGATGCGGTCGTGGAGGCGTTTACGAGCGTGTCGGCGGGTGGCGTGCGGTATCTGACGGCGTATCAGCAGCCGGTGGGGCTGGAAGAAGGACGGTATCAAATCAATGTCATCTGCCCGTTCGAGGCAGAGCACCAGGCGTAGAAGGGAAACGATATGAGTGACACATCGAGAGTTCAACTGGCATACGTGGCCGAGTCGAGTTTCGGGGTCCAGGAGACCGGCAAGAAGTTGCAGGTTCTGCGGATCACGGGCGAAAGCCTCAAGCAGGACGTGGCTGCCTCCCAGAGCAACGAGATCCGGTCGGATCGACAGATTACGTCGATTCGACGGTCGAGGATCACGGCGTCTGGCGGAATCAACTTCGAGCTGAGCTATGGGACGTACGACCAGATGTTGGCGGCGGCCCTGCTGGATTCGGCGTGGGGCTCCCCCGTGACGGTGGCGACGACGGCTACGGTTTCCGCCGTTGCCTCGGGCAACAAATTCACCGGCACGTTCACCGCGCCGGATGTGGGAAGTTGGATCAAGGTTTCCGGCTTTACGAACGCGGCGAACAACGGCTACTTCAAGGTGGTGGCGGGCAAGGCGTCGGAGATCACCGTCTCCGGTGGGACGCTGGTGGACGAGGCCAGTGCGACCGGGATCACGATCAAGCAGGGCGCTGAGATCGTCAACGGCACGGCGTTGCAGACGTTCAACCTGGAACGCAAGTACGAGGACCTGACCAGTGAACTGTCGCTGTTTCTGGGGATGGCGATTAACAGCCTGTCGCTGAATGTCCCGGTGGAAGGCGAGATCACGGGGGGCCTGGAGTTCTTGGGGCACAGCGAAAGCTCCGAGACCGCGTCGGGCGGTACGGGCTACGACGCGGCGACGACCACCGAGCACATGACCGCGCTGGATGTCCAGAACCTGCTGGAGAACCAGGCGGCGATGAGCATTCGGTCGTTCACCCTGGACTTGAACAACAACCTTCGTCAGCGGGCCATTGTGGGAAGCTCGGGCGTGTTGAGCATCGGATCGGGCCGGTGCATCGTCTCGGGGACGCTGGAGGCGTACTACGCCAGCAAGACGATCTACGACAAGTACCTCAACGGCACGGCGACAGCGTTGGCGCTGCTGCTGCAAGACCCGGCGGGCAACGGCTACATCATCGACCTGCCGGCAGTGAAGTACACGGCAGGGCAGCGCGTGGCCGGCGGACCCGATGTTGACGTGATGGTGCCGCTGTCGTGGGCGGCGCACGCACACGCCACGGAGAACGTGACGATTCGGATCGTGCGATTCCCGGTGGCTTAACCTGAAAGGACATGAAGCATGAAGCTGAGCGCCATACGCGCGGACTTGGACAAGGAGTTGCAGGGGGCATGGGTTCCGTATGCGGGCGACATCGTCCTGAAGATCGCCCGTTGGAACAACGAGCGGTGCCAGGAGGCGTACCGCAAGCTCCTGGAACAGCGCAAGGTGCTGCTCGATGCCAAGGAGTTGACGGACGAGCAGCGGATCGACGTGCAGAAAGAGGCGGCGTCCCAGACGATCCTGCTGGACTGGAAGGGCGTCGAGGACGACGACGGTCAGCCGATCCCGTATTCGAGCGGCACGGCGCTGGAGTGGTTCCGGGACAAGGAACTGTGGCGGCTGTGGAACTTCGTCTTTGTGCAGTCCCTGGAGGAAGAGAACTTTCGCAAGGAGCAGGTCCGGGATGCGGAAAAAAACTCGGCGACGTCCTGAGATGGCAGCTTGAGTGGGGGCCATACCTCGGGACGCTGAGACAACGAGCGACCAAGGGCCTGCCGACGCCGGCATGGGACGGCAGGCCGCAACTGCGGCAAGAGTGGGCGTGGGTCTATGATGGATTTCTGGTGCTGTCCAAGCAGAGACAGGCAGGCTTCGGGGCCAATCCGATCTCCGTGGCCGATGTCTGCGCGTACCTCGACTTGGTCGGCATCCGGGAGACGGGGCAGCGAATCGTGTTTCTCGAGCTGGTCGTCGGTTTGGATGAGATAGCGAGGCAGTGGCATGTCGAACATTCGCGAAGAGACGCTAAGCCTAAAGATTGATTCGACCGGCGCGGCAACCGGCGCGAGAACGTTTACGGGGGCGACCACGGCGGTTCAGGGTGGGGCCACCAAGGCGGCTGTGGCCGTGGCGGGACTGGCGAAGAACCTTGGCGGACTCTATCTGGCGTACAAGACGCTGGGCACGATCAAGCAGTCGGTGCGGGATTTTGCGGCGTTCGAGCGGCAGATGGCCAATGTCTCGACCATGCTGTATCGCGGCGACGCGATGAAGCATCTGCCGGCGTACAAACAGCAGATTCGCGAGTTGGCGTTGGAGTTTGGTGAGGGGACAGAGACCCTGAGCAAGGGCCTGTACGACATCCTGTCGGCGTCGATTGACGCCTCTAAGGCGATGGACGTGTTGACCGTGTCGTCGCGTGCGGCGCAGGCGGGATTGACGACGACGGCCGTGGCGGGCGATGCGATTACGACGATCCTTAATTCATACGGCCTGTCGGCGGACTATGCGGGCAAGGTGTCGAGCGACCTGTTTGAGACGGTCCAGCGGGGCAAGCTGGTCTTTGGGGATCTGGCTTCCGAGATCGGCATGGTGGCGGCGGATGCGGCGTCGGCGGGGGTGTCCCTGGAGGAACTGCTGGCGGCGGTGGCGACGCTGACCAGGGGCGGGTTGGGAGCGCCGACTGCGGTGACATCGCTGAGGGCGCTGATTAACGCCTTCCGAAAGCCTACAGAGGAAGGTAAGAAGGCGGCGGCGGAGCTTGGGTTCGAGATGAATGTCACGACGCTGCACGCCCAGCAGTTGTCGGGCATGTTGCGCATACTGGCAAAGGCGAGCAATGAACAACTGGCGGCGATCTTCCAGAACCGCCGCGCGCTGACGGGTCTGGCGACGGCCCTGGAGCAGACAGGGGGCGTGGCGGAGGATGTCGGCTACATCATGAAGACCTCTGGGGCGGACCTGGAAGCCTACAGCAAGATGGCCGACACGGCGGCCAAGCAGTTCGAGCGGTACGAAGAGGCCATGAAGGACATCCGCGTGACGATTGGGGAGGCGTTCGCGCCGGCTTTGGCAGACGGTGCCAGGGCAATGGCCGATTTCGTCAAGGAGAATCGCCGCTTGCTGGAGCGGTGGGCGAGCGACTTCACGGAAGGTGTTGACATTGTCGTCGGGGCGATGGAGAAGTTGGAGTCCAAAGGGAAGCCGGTCCAGCAGCGGGTCCGGGAAATGTTCGAGAGCTTTGGACCTGACATGCAAGAGAGGATTCGGCAGGCGTACCGCTCGCAAGTGCGTGACCCGTTTGCGCTGAGCATCCAGAAGTACAGCAACCCGATGGGCGGGGCAATGGAGGTTTTTGAGCAGCCCAGAGACCCCGAGTATGCCCTGCGACTGATGGAGGCTTACAAGAGAAAGCTCACGGCGGATGCCGCGGCGGCTGGTATCAAGCTGAGTGGCGAGATGCCCGAGCCTACGGTGGAAACCGGGATGCCCACCTACGGTCGACGGGTGCGGGAAGGGGGCCTGATCGGCGGCGAGGGGGCGGAGGAACTGTCCGAGTCGACGCTGGACGCCCGCGACAAGGTGGACCGGCTCAATGCCG